ATACATAAGCCTAAACAATATGGAAAAAATGTTTTTGTCCTTGGAACTGCACACTCGACTTCTTTCGGTGAAGCTAATGCCCAAAAGTTCGTTCACGAGCTGCTGGTCAGAGATGGAGTGGTGGAGGTGGTACGTAAGCCGGTTGATTTCGGTATACGTCACGTTGCCGCTACGCTTGATACGCTTGAAGCTTGTGCGTCCCGTTTCCGCTTTGATAGTTTCTTTACCATCCTACGCGTTAAAATGGACCATTTGGATTCTGGAACGGAACGCCAACTGGTGGATAAGATTCTGGCAAAGCATAACGTCAAACACTTGGAGGTGGTGTTCGAGGACGTATTACCTAAGTATGAGGCTTCTCATATTGATTACGATGAGCTTCTCCAGCTGGATGAGTCGGTAATTGAGCAGTACATTGAGAATTCTTCTTCAATCTTCTCTAAAAAAGATTTGCTGAAAGCGTTGGAGGAGATTAGAAAGTATGAAGCTTAATACCATTAAGATTGAGAATTTCCTCTCCATTAAAGAGGCTACGATAGACTTTGAAGATTTCTCTGAATTAGTACGNGTGGTAGGTGTTAACACCGATACCAAACCTAAGTCTTCTAACGGTGCTGGGAAGAGTTCTATTATAGAAGCTATTACGTTTGCGTTATTTGGGAAAACTATCCGTAAGACTACAGAGAAGAGTATAACAAACAGTTATACGAAGGGTAAATGTCGTGTTACTATCACAGTGAACGACAATGTAGTAATTGAACGTACCAAAAAACCTCCGATGCTTCGTGTAAATGTGGACGGAGAAAACTACACTCAAGAAAGCATACAGGTTACTCAGAAATACCTAGAGAATTTTCTAAACATAAACCAGTCCGTCTTTCTTGCATCTATTGTGTTTGGTCAAGGAGTGGCAACAAACTTTCTTACGGCGTCAGCAGATGAGAAGCGGAATATCATCCAGAACTTCCTCAACGTATCGGATATATTTAAACAGCGAAGTAGGATTAAAAGTTTAAAGTCTGGGTATTACAATGATAAGAAAGTGGCGAACACGCTTTTAGAGGATAGCAGCTCCAGTATGGACAAGCTTAAGCAAAAGAAAAAAATTCTTATGAGTACTGTAAAGGAGGCAACCGTTGTTTTACGTTCTGATAAGGCTGCATTTGTAAAGAAGCATAGTATTGCTGAGATACAGGAACTCGAACGGGAATACCGAGAGTTAGAGGTTAGGTACACAGCCGCTTTGCAGAGAAAAAGTGACAGTGAAGGAACTGTTAGCCGAGCTACGAGCAGGATTAAGAAGAATGAGGATGCTAAATGTGAGCATTGCGACAAAATTTCTTTACGGGCGTGGGAGCAAAATCAAGAGGATTCCGTTTTAATTACAACCCACAACAATATCATATCGGATTCAAAGGCAGACATTAAGAAGCTCGGAGCTGAGTTAGAAGACAAATATATCCCTGTAGATGTGCAAGACTTTGAACTGATTGAGCAATTGAAGTCTGTTGAAAGCGAGCTTAAATCCGTTCGTAGTCGTATTCGAGAGCAAACCAAGGTTTATAACAAACACGTCGCAGAAGTAACAAAAGCTCAGAAGGGGTATGACCTTATGCGTTTCTGGGAGACCGCTTTTTCCGAGCAAGGTCTTATCAAATATATCATCAGAAACATATTATCCTTCTTTAATGAGAGGGCAAACTACTACCTAGGGTTTCTCACTGCAGGGGCGTTTAGTATTGAGTTTTCTGAGGTACTTCAAGAAGACATAAAGAACAAGGGAACTCAGGCGTACTTCCATTCTTTGTCTGGAGGCGAGAAGAAGAAAGTATCCTTAGCAGTTATGTTAGCGTTAAACGACCTGTTATTGCTTACAGGTAAAGAGCGCTCCAATGTGGTATTCTTTGATGAAATTGCGGATTCTCTTGATGAAGAGGGTATTAAAGGTTTGTATGAACTAATACAACACATTACAGCCACAAAGAGATTGTTTTTAATTACACATAATGATTACTTAGCGTCTTTAATAGAAGACTGGTCGGATGTTTTGGAGGTTACAAAACGTCGACACATAACTAAGATTAAAAAATTATAATGGGACTTTACCACCATAAATGTGAAGAGCACGGAATCTTCGAAGTATTCACTACGTCCTGGGCTGAGTATGATGAGCTCACAGAGGTGTACGGAAGAACGGAGGATAACACTTTGACGGTGCCGTGCCCGGACTGTAGTGGTGTGTCCCGCAGAGACTACTCCCAAGGGGTGGCANACGGGCAAGTTAAAGGTGGGTCTTTGTATGNTACTGAAAATTATCGTCGGGGTGCCGAAGAAAATTGGTTGCGGAATGAAGTTAAAAACACCAAGGAGATTGTGCATGGACAAAAAGAAGGCGCTAAAAGCCCTTACAGCAACTATACTGTGAAAGACGATGTTACCCCGGAGTCTATGGGGATGAAGAAAGTTAGCATGGACGAAGCAAAGCAGCGGGGAGAAGCTGCAAAGAAATCTACTGGGAAACAACAAGAAAAAGTGGACAAAGCACGGAAACAAACTTCTCACGATAAATGAAAATTTTAAACACGTCGGACAACCCTAACCCAGAGTATAAAACCGAAGGGTCTGCCGGATTTGACATTGCTGTGTCTAAAACTACGGTTATATCGAGTGCTTCCGCTTCTTTGGTGCCAACCGGTATCCATGTCATTATCCCGCAGGGCTATGAAGGACAGCTGCGACTGCGTAGCTCGATGTGGAAAAAGGCTGTGATTATGCCTAATGCGCCCGGGACAATTGACTCAGACTACCGAGGAGAGATTAAAATCCCTATCCGTAATGTAGCCCCCTATCAATCTATAACTCTAGAAAAGGGTGAGCGAATTGCACAGTTAGTAATTTCAAAAGTGTCTCAAAAAAACCTAGAATATGTAACCGCTGAGGAGTTCTCATCTTACGACGAAACGTTGAGAGGGTCCGGCGGTTTTGGAAGTACAGGCTCCGGAATCCCTTGCACTGGACTATAATAGGTCGTGGCTTACAAATTCCAAGATTCGATACAGCGCGGTATATTATATTTAGCGAAATCTGACGAGCAGTTTCTGCTCCAGATTATGCCTATGGTGAAGTCGGAGTATTTCGAGTTCCCGTCTCATCAAAAAATGTATACCGTTCTCAATGAGTTCTTCTTAACCTATAAGAAGCTTCCCACGAATGACCAACTACTAGAAGAGACTAAAAATATCCTTGCGTCTCATGAGTTATTTGGGGATTATCGGGACGAGCTAGAGAGCATTAATTGTNTAGACGAGACATCTATTGATAACCAAGAATACTATTTAGATTTGGTTGAGGAGTTTGCAAAAGAGCAGGCGATTAAAGACGCTATTCTTAAATCCGTAGACCACCTCAAAAAGAAAAATTATGGTGCCATTGAGGAGGAAGTGCGAGGAGCATTTTCCGTTAATAGAAATGTTGACCTTGGTACCGATTACTTTACTGACATCCGGGAACGGTGGGTAAGGTTAAACAACTCATCTCTTGAGCCTAAATTTAGAACCCCCTTCGAAACCGTGAATGAAGCGTTAGAAGGTGGAATGGCGCATAAAGAGATGGCGATGGTGGTCGCACCTCCTGGAGTCGGCAAATCTTTGTTTTTAGCTAATCAAGCGGCAAGGTCTGTCTTGGATGGTCACAACGTTCTGTATATCTCCCTTGAAATGGCAGAAGACAGAGTGGCGCAACGTTTGGATAGTATCTTTACTCGCATTAAGCAGAGGGAACTGTCTGAACGTGTTGACGACATTGAGGAGCGGCTCACCATCATTTCCAAGCAATGGGAAAACCGTGGGAAGTTGGTTATTAAAGAATTTCCTACTAAGAGACTTTCAGTTACAGGACTTAGGGCGTTCCTAAACCAGTTAAAGAACTACGAAGACTTCACCCCAGACGTAATTGTTATGGACTATCTGGAGTTGATGAAAACTGAAAAAGATATGGCGGAGTACCAAGGACAAGAGCGGTTGGCTCAAGAGCTCCGAGGCATCGCCAGTGAGTATGAGGTGTTAGTTTGGACCGCAACACAAACTAACCGTGAGGGTAAAAAAGTTAATATTATTACAGATGCAGAGTTAGCGGATTCGTACGGAAAGATTCGTGTTTGTGATTTAGTGTTCTCCATCAATCAAACCGAGCAAGAGTTTGATGGAGGGGAAGCACGTTTATACTTAATGAAATCTCGTAATGGACGAGCGCGATTTGTCGTACCGATTTCCATTGATTACACCAGACTAGTTATTAACCAAGGAGTTAGAGATGTCAGCGCGCAAAGTTAAAAAATGGAATCACCCCGAAACCTTAAATGTAGGGTATAAAGTTTTTAAAATAGTGCAGAAGAGTCTGGAGAAGGATAACTTGTACGGCTGTGCAGAAATGTCTAAAGCTTTAATTACGATTGACCCAGACCAATCCCCTGTGGATTATAGAGGTACCCTACTACATGAGATACTTCATGTGGGCTACGAGATATTTGGGCTAGGGGATGATGATGAGATGCCCACCATCGGTAATGAGTTTTTAGTAACCATTACATCTAATATGATGCAGCTTTTCGCCACCCAAAACCCCGAACTTTTTAAATTTATTTTTGATAATGAATGATATACAAAAAACATACGAACATTTAGAAGATACCTATCTGGATATCGTCAAACGGTATCTGAATGTATCGGAAACAAATGTAGACACCGCCCTGTACCAGCATACGGGAGTATTCGCCTTCTTTGGCGCAGTTCTTGCATACGCCAAAAGAGAAATGGACCGCGCTGGAAGTGCGCGTGACCGGGAAGAGGCATCTGTACGTGAAGCCCGCAGAGCTGAAATGGTTTCTGAAGGCAAACGTGCTACCGACCGAGCCCTGGACGCTTACGTTATAACAGTAAGCACTGTGAGAGATAAGCAAGATAAATTTGAGACCTCATCACATAAGTACCACCTTGCTAAAAACATTCTAAACTCCTTAGACCACCAAAAGGATATGCTGGTCCAGATTTCGGCAAATAAACGAGCTGAGACAAAACTTGTGAGTGAAACTCAAGGTCACTAGACTATAATACGAAGTAGGGATAAGGTTCCCTGCATTAACATTTTAACGAATAAAACCATGGTAAACATAGACGAACTTAAAAAGAAGTACGAGCAGATTCAAAATGCTCAAACACCGGGNGGGAATAGCGATTTCCTCAAAAAGTTTTTCATGATGGAAGAGGGCACTTCTGTAGTGCGCGTACTTCCTGGGAAAGACGAAGAGGAGTTCTATTCAGAAACCGCCATTCACCGTATCAACGACAAGAATCATCACTGCCCTCGGGTTAAGGGTGAGGACTGCCCTGTATGCGACCTTTACTACCGACTTTGGAAAGTAGAGGGTCCTATGAAGGACGAAGCTCAAGACCTTGCGAGGCAGATTAAGCCCCGTAAGCGTTACTACTTAAATGTTGTTGACCGGCGCGACGANTCTGTTAAGATTCTCTCGGTTGGCATGAAGCTGTTTGGAAAGATTCTAGACTGTTTCTTTGATGAGGACTATGGGGATATTACAGACTTGGACTCCGGTTGGGACTTTAAGATTGTTAAGGACACTCAAGGTCAATGGCCGAACTACGATAAGTCTTCTCCAAAGCCGAAGCAAACTTCTGCTGGGACTAAGAAGCAAGTAGCTGAGTGGATGGATGAATTGCATGATATCGGAGGACTCATTAAAGTTGCTGGGTATGATGATTTGAAGAGGATGGCTGTCGAAATGGAAGGGCTTGTAATGGACCGACCTGCCGGGAATGAATATTCTGAAGACTCCTCAAAAGGTGGCGATGAAGATTACATTGCGCATCTAAAAGACTTGAAAGTGGATTGATGAATTTCGGATTTTCAATCCGNGAAAATAAAGAGCANGGGGGCGACCTAGTCGCCCTCAACTCACTTATGGATGGGTTGAAAGAATTAGGGCATCGCGTCTTCACTGGACCNNATGCCACTTCCCTTATAAAAAGTGATTATATATTTCTAACCAACCTCTGCCAGTATCAGCTTCATCAGTACCACGGCACCCCCTTGGAGGAGAAAAAGAAACCATTTGGACTGATAACCTTCCAAGAAGATTTTGGGACGTACNATCCTATGATGATGAATTTTCTTAATTATCTTGTATTNTGCNAAAAGGCGTGCGGACCGCGTCTGNCACCTACGCGAGATGAGGGGGGAATTNTTTGGGATATTGACCATCTTTTTGAAGCACCCGAAATTTTAACTACGTTTAGAGGAAGTGTAGACCAGAGCGGATTTGGAAGTATTGAATATTTTAATAGGGAGTTATATCAGCGCGCTAGGGCTGTGTTTACGAGCGGACCTTTTGAGGATAAGCACGTTAAAAAATGTTTTCCCACCACAAAGTCTCACCCAGTCCTATGGACGGCAGGGAATGCGGCGAAGATGGATGATGCCGATGATTCCTTTTTAAAATTAACGGGACTTAAAAGCGGGGAATATGTGTTACAAGTAGGGCGTCTCGAACCTCGTAAGAACCAGCCGGGAAGTATCATGGCTATGAAAGATGTAGATATCCCCTTAGTGTTTATTACCCCCACATTGTATGACCCGNTCATGCTGGATTGGATTAAGAGTGTCGCAGTAAACGTGAGAAAAGCTCCCACAATCATTCTCTCNCAAGACCTCCCATCAGAAAAAACTGGGAACTATCAGTGTATGGGCAATGAGGGTGAGNTATTCCCTTGGGAGACAGTAGCCGGAGCATACCAAAATGCCGGGTTGCATTTACACCCCGCATGGCACGAACTGCCCGGTCTTACTTACTTAGAGGCTGCTAAGTGCAACCTCCCTCAAGTGGCTAGTAACTGGACGGGTATTAAGGATTATTTTAAAAGCGACGCGCAGTATGATGAGACTTTAAACGGTCGCGTTAAATACGTTGACCCTTATAACTTGACTGCTATTAAAGATGCGGTTGTAGAACAATTTGGGAAAAAGTTTCCGGAAATGGACCATACAATCTTTAATAGAACAAAGGTAGATTTAGCAAACGACTACCTTAAACACATACAATGAAAACTGCATTTATTACTGGAATTACGGGGCAAGATGGCTCCTACCTCGCCGAACTTCTTTTGGAGAAGGGGTATACTGTTGTTGGTTTAGTTA